TTACCCAGATTGAATTTCTCCGTGGGGTACAACAACCCAATCTATATGGTTTTGTGTGTAGATCTTTGTCGACTTTGCATCGCTATGCGCCATTCGTCCCTGTGGATCTATACCCTGCTGATCGAAAAGATGAGCGGCCAACGCCCGGATTTCGTGAAAGGTTGGTCTTTCATCCATCGCCAGTTTATCGTATAAACCTAGTTTATCTCGCACCGCAGAAAAGGAGCGGCTTAGATAATCGGGCGCAACCTGTGTCGGGTGTGAAACCTCTTTACTACGTTTAACCTGCCGCTCAGGAATCCGATGAACGACAAACGGGCTGGCAACATTATCGCGGCTTTCGTCAATAATCCGTTTCAATTCTTCCCCGATCGGAATCGCAACATGCGAGGCCTCTTTCTTCTGTACTTTCTGTCGGTGGATGTACAGCGTGCCATAAATCCCGTTTTCCGGCTGTGCCAGCCATACGCACCCGCAGACGCCATCCTTTGGCTCACTAATTGAATACCGGATTCGTGACACTTCAAGACGCGCGTGTGTCGTCTGCAAAGCTAAATCCATCGCGGTGCGTAACCAGGGGTCGGCGGCCCGACGAATGGCTTTAAAGTTATCGAGTGAAAGACGCTTGCGTTTTTTCTCTTCGGTTCTTCGCATTTTTTTGCGTGAAGCAGGGTTATCAAACATCAATGATTCATCGACCGCATATGAGAACAATTTTTTAAGGAAGCTGACCTTTCGGTTTTGTACGTTCGCTGATGAATCTGAGTGGAAATGATTTATGTACGCGTTCACATGCTCCAGCTCAATATCGCAAGCAAGTATGATGTTAAAAAACTCTTTTACCCTAAGAGCGTCGTTGTTCCAGTCGTCAAGGGTACTTGGCGAAGGTCTCTCATTCTCTATTGCTCGCTGCATTAAATGATCTACGTGCTCAGCAAAGGGTTTAGCCTCGCCAGTAACACCGCCTGATTCTCGGATTAACAATTCAACAGATGGCGCATTTAATGGCCTCATTCTTAGGTTATATTCGCGAGCTATAGCGATCGCTATAGCCCGGTCTTTACCAAGATTTTTCTTCTTTCCTGTTATTAGTGTGAATTTATAAACGCCACGATCCTTATCAAATAACAAGTATTCTGGAAGATGACGATATTCTCTTTTTCTCGGTCTGGCGGCCATGGTCAACCTTCATTTATTAGCTGAAGAACCTTATGATTAACCATTGAGTCAACTCCCCACTTTTCAGACTCGTAGACGAACACAGTGCCGTCGACGATTTTTCCTGTGAGAAGGCCATTTTCTACCCAACGTTTAATGGTTCTGTTATCTGGAATAGAGTCTTTGGTAAATTCGCGTTTTCCCCATTGACTCGCTTTCATTAGTTTTGCCATGGCTTTTTCTCCATAAACCGGCTGCACCCGGTTATCGAACGTTAAAAGAACATGACGAGCAACCACCACGGATCCCGTCATTACATCTTCTGCATAGCTGGTGGTCTCGATCATCCTTATCTGTTTCGTACATCTTCAGTTTGGCAATCACTGTTTTAGATTCTGGGAGAATCTGTTTGCGAAGGTTTGCAACTTCTTCGGCTAATTCCATAAGACGGCAATGAAGGTCCTTTGCTTCATCCTTATACCAGGCTAAATCATCCCGCATACGCCTCCATCGCCGGCGCTTTAATTTACTTGGCATCAGTCATCATCCTCATCCTCGTCGTCATCGCAGGATGCGAGCAATGGATTCATTCGCCGCCATACCTGGCAGGCGTACCCGCGGCGACCGAGGTTGTGCAGCACGCTGTAGATTTCGAACATTTCGGTTCGCTCATCACCAATATCAAACTCACAGGCCAGCGTGTGGCATTCAGTAGCGAGCGCTGATATCTTCTCAAGCAGTTCGACCTTATTCACCTTTCACCTCCCTTGGTGTAGCTGTGAAATGCTCAACGCCTTTAGCCCAAATAGATTTGATAGTCGTCCAGGTGACAGGCACTGTTATTTCAATTTTCCCGCTACCGTCACATGTTTCACATTCATCATCACCAAAGCATTCCGGGCAGTTTACGAACTTGGTTTCTGAAAACTCACCGGATAGCGCCCCCTTCGCGCCGTTTTCAGCAGTTAACCTCATTGGCACCAACACGTAACCATCCGGAATTACCGGAGAGCTGCCAGCATGCACCGGACATGGCCAGCGCAGCGAACCGTCGCCGCTGGGGCATGTGCAAACAGGAGAAGCCTGGAGCATGGTGGCGCGGCAGGCGTTCCAGCCTGTACCAAAGCCAATTTTCGGCTCGCAGACGCCATTAAGCATCATTCTTCCGTGCTCATCGCGCACGTATGCATCCGGCACTACCGACGCTGGCTGCTCTTTGATGTGCAACCGAGGCTCACCGTCTTTTGGCTCCGGCCACTCGCGCTGTTTATTCACCGCCATTTTTTCGATCATCGCCTGGGTAATCTGCTCGTCAGTGATACCGGCACGACGTTGCGCATCCCACAGTAGGAATTGCATATCAGCCCATTCGCTCAGGTCTTCAGGGTCGGCAGCTGCTTCCAGCGCTTCTTTGCTGGGGTGTTTCAGTGGGCCAACCGGGCCGACATTGCCGAAAGTTGCCTGCGACCACTCGGCATGCTCGCTGCGTACCTGGTCACGTTCCGGCGCTGGCTGCGCGTGGGAATAGAGCGGCGTTACAATGACAGCATCACGCCATTGCTCCGGCTCGCAGCGTGTTAAGTGTTTTTTACCGCTACGAGAAACCCACGCATACGCTACCGGATCGCTGTTTATTGCGGCCAGCGCCAGTTCAGCAAGCTGCAGGTCAGCCAGTATTTCTTCGCGCGCGCTTTCGAATGCTGTCTGTCGTGATGCCAGTTTCAGAGCTTTGACGTTTTCACGAGCGCGTTCGTGAAGCTGCTCTCTGGTTAATTTGCTGGTCATTGGTTGGCTCCTGGCTTATTGATGCGCGATGTTATATTCCGACCGCAGTCGCAGCAGTAGAAAGCTTTCCCGCCGCGAATGCCGCTGGTGTGCTGCCCCTCAAGGAATGAACCATCCCAAGCATAAAACTGCTTGAAATCCACAACCTCTTTCGTGTGGAATCCATTCTCACCGCCGCAGTGCGGGCATGAACTCGGGTTTTCTATAGCCATCTACTCAGCCTCCACCTTGATGCCATCGGCGCGAAGTGCGTCAGCACATGCAGTGATCGCCTTATTCCAAACTTCAGTTTCTGACCATAGTTGACTACCGGCGTACTCCGCAGGGCAAAATCTTTCAGCTGGCAGCTTCACGGTTCGGGACTCCAGCTCGGCGATGCGAGACATCACGCGCCGTGTTTTTTCTCTCTCCCGCTCAAGCTCTGCGTCCAGCTCTGCGATGCGGTCTGCCTGCTGGTCGAAATGGTAGTCTTTAGCTGCCTGGGTTACGTCTCTGCTCTGCACCTTCTCCAGCGCCTCTACCAGCGCCAGAACGTCATCGGCTTTTATGAAAAACAGGCCTTCGCCAAACTCATTTGCTGAAGCAGCTCGACGTTTCAGGCTCTGCGCCAGTTCGGTGATGTTGGTCATGCTGCAAGCTCCTTAATCGGGATCCGATTCATGTGCATGGTGTAGCCAGTACGGGCCTCCAGTGCCGCATACTGCTCCAGCAAGTCAGGGTGATGCGTTGCGCCGTTCTTCAGATCGTTGCGGCTTGCCATGATGCAGAACACGCAGCTCAGACGATCATTGCCCAGCGCGTAAGCGTAATGCGGTTCCTGACCAGTCTCGCGGATGGTGGCGAACACTTCGTCGGCCTTCATCTCATGAACCGGCAGCCACTCATACCAGGTCAGAACTGAGTTGGAGTCCGTCTCGTTCTTCCGGAACGCCTGCCGCTTTGCGCGGCCAGGGGACTCCTGAGCCCTCAGGCCCAGGCAGTTAACGATGACCTTGAACCCGTTGGCCTTCGCATAGGCTCTAACCTCGCGCTGGATAGGTCCTCGCTTCAGGTCACTGGTGCACTGCCGGGTACTGGCAGAAGGCCAACTCGGAACCTCTGGGCGGCTCAGGAATCGACGCTCTACCATCTCCAGTAGGGTCTTGTGTGCACGGGCGACGATGAACGGTATGCATGCTGCCTCTGCCTGTTTCTGAGCCAGCTCCAGCGCTCCTGGCCATTCCATCGCGCCAAGGGACGCATGCACGACAACTAGCTGCTTCGGCGGGATGACCTCAAGCAGATTGATGAGCATCGCCTGGCTGTCTTTGCCGCCAGAATGATTGGAGACAAACAGCGCGCCAGCAGTGATTAATGAAGTAATGTCGGGGATCATTTGCCGGCCCCCTTCACGAAAATTACCCAGTGCGTTTTGTCCGCTTTCCATGTTCGTTGCCAGATGGCCGGCTTCTCGTCGGTCAGCGCCAGAATCTGGCTCACCGGTATCTGGGTTTCATTCCATTTGAAGATGAGTACGCCGTGTGGCCGCAGCACTCTGAACGCTTCTTTGAAACCCGCACGCAGGTCATCGCGCCAGGTGTCTTTGTTCAGGCGACCGTATTTCTTGCCCATCCAGGCGTTTTCGCCCACTCGTTCAAGATGCGGCGGGTCAAACACGACAATGGGGAAAGAGGCGTCAGCGAACGGCAGCGCGCGGAAGTCGGCGATAATGTCCGGACTGATAACCAGGCTGCGTCCGTCGCAAAGTTTGTGCTGCTCAGCACGGATATCACTGAATACAGCGCGCTCGTCCTGTTTATCGAACCAGAACATGCGGGAGCCACAGCACATGTCGAGAATGGTTTGCTCAGTCATTCCAGGCCTCCAGCTCGTTCTCGATCTCTTCGTCTATTTCGTCATTGGTAGCGTCTTCATCCAGGTAGTCACGCGCCTCTTTCAGGTATTGTTCATGGCGCTCCCGATACCAGGCCGAAAATTCTGGTGTCCAGCCATTCGGTTCGCCGTCGTAGTCAACCTTGGCGTTGCGTTCAGCCATGTTCTCGACCATGCTGTAAGCTGTGGTGAGCGCTGCCTCGCGGATAAATCCACGTAGATCACGTTTACGCCAATACGGATTCACCTTTGAGTCGCAGAGAGGTTTAAACTCCACTTCCCAGCGGCGGATGCAACGTGCGTTCAGTGATTTACTCATGCCGTCACCCATTCAATAAACATGCAGATACCAACGGTTACTACGGCAATCAGCACCCAGCAGATCACATCCAGAATGGCGGCGAACCGACGGAGGGTGTATTTGCTGTAATTCTCAGGATCAATATTCATACCGCCTCCCCAAGCACCCAGCGCAGAGCCTCGGCATATTCGCCGCTGGCATCTTCGAGGGCTTTTGTAATTTCCTTGCGTGATTTGATACGCGGCTTTGCTTCACCAAGAACCTGGCGCTGCCGCCGGGCTTTTTCATGGCCAGTGATGCCGGCGGTCGCTGTCTCGATCTGCTTGACCTTCTCCCGTTGCTCTTCGGGTTTAAGCGATGCCAACTGACGCGCCTGGGTAACGGTAATTGTGCCAGCCTCTACAGCTTCCCGGACGGCCTGGGTGGCCTCGAGGAGGGAGAGCGTTGCTCGAACGGTCTGAACGCTGCAGCCAAACAACACTGCAATGTCGTCCTCATCGAGCCCGCGGTCGAGTGCGTCTGACATTTTTTTAGCCCGGCCAAGCGGTGTATCAGGTCGGCGAATTTCGTTTTCGCTGACCATGTATTTAGCCATCTGATTTGCTGATCCGCGCTTAACTACCCCAGGAACAAGCAGTGGGTCTTTGCCTTCTTTCAGACGGAGTTTATTTGCCTCCAGGGTATGTTTAACGCGCTGACGGCCAACAACTACGCAGGTGAGCCCCAATTCGGGGTCTTTCCAGACGATGATAGGTTCCAGTACACCGAGCTCCGCAATGTTCAGTACCATCCCTTCGTCGATCGGCAGATGGACCCGCTCATCGTAGAGCGGGTGAGTTTTGTCGGTAATCAGATGCAGGTGTTCAGGTTCAAACGTTAAAACGTTCGTCTTTCCGCTGGCGCCGTACACGTCGATCGAGTTTTTAGCCATGGTTTTTAACCCCATTCAGGCCTGCCAGCACTGCTGCCTGCGCAGTGTTTTGGTCCATTGCTTCGGTAAGGGCGATAAACGTAACATCCAGCCGTGAAGCGATATTGCGCATTAACTCTGCTTTTTCCATTGGTAGATCGGGTGCCGCAGCGTAAGCTGCAGCGACCAGTTCTTTAACTTTCATATGTGCCATTAGCGCCGCTCCATCAGCTGGTGGAAGCGGTTCATGAACATCCCGTAGGCCTGGCCTGGGCGAACCGGATTAATAACGAATTGATCCGTCGGAATAATGCCTTCGAGCATGGGCCAAACAGTGCCGTCGTCGATCTCAAAGTCACGACGTTCGCTGGCCAACATCACCAGGTCGGCATATTTAACGGTCGGGTGCTGCTCATCAGGCAGGCCGAATTTCTGACGTATTGCAGCATCAACCCGAATCTCCATTGCGCGATAGTCAGGTAAGAGGTGCTTAAGTGGTGCCGGGATATCCTGCAGGTAAGCCTCGGCAGCATCGTGGAGAAGTGCCTCAAGTGCGAACTCCTGCGGTACGAGCAGGCTGGATAAAACGCTGTGCTGTCCAACGCTGTAGAACTCTGGCAGGTGGCCGGCAAATCGGCAGATATGCGAGAGGGCGGTTGCAATATCCTCTATCTCGATCGCGTCTTGCTGGATATCGAGATAATTAAAGTGTTTGCCTGAAAGGGTTTGAATAAAGCTCATTATTTTCTCCATACGTTACGCCTGCACAGCGCTGTTATTTGGGTGTAGAAATCCCTCGCCATAAGGCGATAAATAAAAGGATTACGCTTCAATAAATCCCCGCAGCAGCGGAGATTTAAGGCTGAGCAATCAGGCTTAGGCTTTGAAAGTACCGATGAAGGCCTCGACCGGCTTACCGTCGAACTTACCGATCAACAGGTCGCGGAACTCATTGGCGATCGCTTCTTCCTGGGCTTCCAACTGGACGATACGCAGGACAAATACCGGATCATTACTTTTCAGCAGGCTGTTGCGCAGGCTGAATGCACGTTCTCCGAGTCCTTCATACGGCACACATTTGAACTCGAACGCCACCGGCATCACGTCTTTACTGCTGGCTTCGATACTCTGCATCAGCGACTTTTTGCCACTGAAATCACCATCTTCATGATCGGAGGCATTAGTTTGCTGGATGGTGACGCGGCGAACTGCCTGCGCGGCCTGGGCGATTTTCATCGTGTTACCGTCGGCATCGAATGCAATCAGGTAATCACTCCAGTCTTCCAGCCATTCGGCGATTTGCTTCTGGTTAAGGTGATCCCCGTTGATCGACAGCAGCGCGCGGAATGGGGCTGTTTTCTTCAGCTTGATCGAGGCGACGTTATCAGCGTGCCCGGGATTATCCAGCGTACCGATGTTGAAGATAGAACGCGCCAGCATGTTATCGGCATCAATAAAGCAACGGGCTTTTTCGTCTTCTTTGGCGTAGCCTGAGGAATAACGCACAAAGTCGTCGATGCTTGTGGTTTCCATCGCACCACGGAAACGAAAGCGCTCCGAGGAGAAGCGTTCGAGGCTTTCGATACCCGTGCCAGCTGGGAGAACAGCTGTTGGGCATGCCAGTCGTTGGATATCTTCCATGTAGTAACCGGAAAGCACCAGGTCCTGAACTTGCTTAATTGCGCTGCCATCTAATTGTTGAGACATAAAATTTCCTTAAAGAAAAATGAAGTTAAACTAAAAACGCATCAGTCACGGCCTATGGCGCCGTCCGTAGCTTTGCATCCGGCTCCCCGCCCAGAGTAAACAGGTTGCCCTGGTCTTCCTGCAGGATGGTCAGCTTGCCGCCGCGGTTCACGAACATCGGCGTTTCTGTCGTGTCTTCTTCGGAAACTTTCCCGCGCGGGGTGGGGGTGATGTACTGCAGTTTGTGTTTGATCATGACTCGCTTTTCTTCGATCGAATTGCCCATGCGATCGATGTCGAAAGTCAGTACTACTTTGCCTTTGCTGCCATTGTTCAAAACGCCCAGTGCGGCGGTATTGAGCGCCCCGGCGATCTTGTTGATGAACACGCCAGCATCCAGTTCGCCAAGGAAATCTGGAACATTGGTCATGCGATCATTGCTCATAGCACTACCTCTTTGTTAGGGCGGCTGCCACCGCCGACGGTTTCTCCATACACAACACAGAAGAGCATCTGCGGTTGACGGCCGCCCGGGTGGATTGGATTATGAGCCCGTCACCCGGTGATGCTCTTGTGTCTTATGTAAAAAGGGCGGTACCAGAAACAAAGGGAAACTGGCACCGCCAAAACTTCACACAGCTTTCGTTACAGGTACTACGGGTTACCACGCTGGCTACGTGATGGGGTTGTGACACCAGGTCGCTAGTCTGCTTACTTCCCGCCGCTCTGTTTTGGTATTGGCAACCAGATGCTGGTGCTCAGTCGATTTCCGGGTCTTTGCGTCGACCGGCGCTGCAGTACGCTTGTACACGTCACAACGGAGAGAGCATTGGGTTCCGATTCTTCTACGAGCAGCGCTGACTTACTCGCTTCTTCGTCGGGACGATAACTGTCAGCTTTCGGAGTTACCGCCAATGCTCTCACCTGTTGTGTCCCGGACTCTTCCCGGGCGTCACACCTTTTCGCCGCGCTGGTGGGGCGCACGTCGTGCCTGAAACACTTAGCTTGCACATTCTTCCGGAATTCCTGAGAGCGCATGGATAAAGGTAACTCTCTGGCGGCTCACGCTGCATGTGCCATACAGCGGTTGCGAATATTGCCGTTCACAACTGGAAGCGCACTCCTTCAGTTACAAACCAGTCCCCACGACGGATGAAGATGGAATGCGCTTTCATGTTGTGTGCCTGCTTTTATCCACATCAGGCGAGGTGGATCCTGGTTATTCCCCAACAACAAGGATTCGGGTAATCTGGATATCCCCAACAACAAATGGAGTTTCGATAATGAGCTATGACTACGAAGAGCGGCATATGCCTCCGTTTAAGAGGCCTGAGCCCCCTCCGAAACCTGATGATTCAGACTGAGGTGTGAAATGACCCGCGACGATATGATTTTTGATGTGAACTACTCATTTCATTTAGAGAAACTGTATTTCACTGTTCTTACTAGAATTGACAAAGCAATCACTATGCTATTAATCGTCTTGGGTTTTTCTGTTTTTGCACCTTTCATGAATTTATTTTTATTCGGTGTATCCGTTGCTTTTTTATCTGTTATTCAACTGGTCTATCAATTTGGACAGGCAGCTGGTCTTTCTAAAGAGCAGATGAGGCAATATAGAAGACTGCTCGTAGAGCTAAGCTCTCTAACAGATGAAGAGTTGCGAGAAAAATACATAAAAATTCAAGATGCCGACAGCATTCCGTGGCAGTCATTGCAAGAAGCTGCTTTTAAGCGAACCTGTATTTCTTTAGGAAGAAATTGCGAGATTAACTTATCCTTGAGAAAACGTGTTATTGCATGGATTGCCGGGGATATGCCCTGACTTTAAGGACTAGACATGAGCTCCCCTATCATCCCAAACCACGCACCTCCGTTCCCTAGGCCTCCTGCGCCTCAGCCAAAACCGAAGTAATTTGTTATGGTTGATATCCAGATTGTTAAAGAGCAAAGCGTCCGATGGGCGCTTTTTTCATACCTGCGAATCATCCCGGTCTTCGTATGCCCCGGGCGGCTACTTCGTGGGCGTTCTGCCTGTCCGCTGTTTCTGTTAGGTACATTATGTACCCACAGGGTACATTGTCAAGTATAAAAAAACCTGCCGGAGCAGGTTAAGTCATGCTGGTGAGGCTCTTATAAGTTATCTTCTTGGTTTTCCAGAAAAAATAACGGTGCCGATAATCGAACAATTGCCATTGATTTTGATATAAGGCTCTGGCCAGTTTGTGTTCAGAGCTTTTAGGTAACGTTGTCCCGCATCCTCAATCAGGCGTTTGAAAGTAGTCTCTCCAGAATCATGCATTAACGCAATTACATCGTCACCGTGCGCTGCTGGTACTTCTGGATCCACAAAAATCATATCGCCAGGTCGGTATTCATCGATCATCGAGTCGCCAATAACGCGAAGAATATAAGTCATGGGCCCACATGGTACAGGGCATGGATAGTTTTCTGTACTATTCAAGTCCACCTCAGCATAGCCAAATTCGGTCCATGCTCCAGCCTGTACCCAGGATATAACCGGAACCATAATAAAATTTCTATTCGTATCTGAAACATCCGGTGATTTAGCAACATTAGTGGTTTGATGTTCCTGATCTAACCAACCCATAGGCAAGTCAAAACACTTTTCGATGTGCCGGGCCATAGCATCACCAATGTTCTTAGTTGCACCATCACCCATAAACCGGCTGGTTTGGGTAGGCTCGCGATCAATCATGTTGGCGAAGTAGATATTTCCACCAACACCATCTCTCAATTTTCTGGCGTTTAACCGCCTGATTTCCTGGATTGTTTTCATATTGAAATTTAACCGCGTGTACCTCAAAGGTACAAGTACCTTGAAGGTTCATTTCTTTCGTGTAATATGTACATAGGAGGTACATATATGAAAGAGTTTTGGGATTCATTGACCAAAGAGCAACAAAGCACATTAGCGGCAAGCGTTGGTTCTACAACCGGTTATCTGCGTTTAGTTTTTAACGGTTACAAAAAGGCCGGCTTTAATCTGGCCAAAAAGCTGGAAAACATCACATCAGGCCAGATCACTAAGTTTGACCTTCGGCCAGATATCTATTCCAAACAATAACATGTGGTTTCACCTGAAATAACCACAGAGATAAGGGGTAAGCCGTGGGCAATGTAACAGGCAAAAATCATAGCAATGATGAAGTAACTCTGAAGGTGTTCAAAGACAGCCCGCAAGTTTGGGCCGGCGGGCTCGAAGGGCGTGATTTAGCTGACTGGCTCATTGGGAAAGCGAATGCCATTTTGTACCGCGTATACCACCAGGAAAAACTGGAAGAGCATCGTAGTACGGTCAATGAGCTGGAAGCTGCTGAAGCACTTATTGTGGCTTACGCTGGCCTTGGTCTCTCTCTGCAATCGTATGATCCCATTCATGCTCCTGACAAGGTGGCAATTCAGTTCGATATTGACCTCGGGAGAGAATTTCGAATTCGTCAGACTGGCGAACGTATTCAGGAAGGGCCAGTACTTCCGGTGGGATATTCACTTCTGCCAGATCTTGCTGAAGCGAAAGAAGAACATCAGCGAAAGAAAGCATCCTCACTTGCTCAGGTGACCAGCCGTAACGGGTCGCAAGAAGATGAGTAATTCCATTACGTCCGAAAAGCGGCTCCCAAGGAGCGGAATAGCGCTCTCTGTGCTTAATCAGAACAACGTCAAGACGCAGCAACTGCTCAGCACGGATCCAGGACCGATAGGTAGGGACTGCTTCACCTTCTGTTAACCACTTATTGGCTTTGGAAACATTACGAACATGAGAGATGAAGATCTTAGCGTAATCAATTGCCATACAGAACCTCCTTCGGTCCTTAGGTGTGGAAAACCCAGAATATCCGAAGGGGCGTTCGGCACCAACAGAGGTATTGAACAATGAATGAACCTGAATGGAAAGTGGATAAGCAGCCGGCATGGCTGGTGGCCTCTATAAAAAAAACGATCACTGATTTGGACGGTGGTTACGTGGAAGCAGCGGAGTGGTTGGGCGTTACTGAAAATGCATTGTTTAACCGTTTACGCGCCGATGGTGATCAGATTTTTCCTCTCGGCTGGGCAATGGTTCTGCAGCGTGCTGGTGGCTCAAACCACATTGCCAATGCGATAGCACGCCATTCGAACGGGGTATTCGTGCCACTGGCCGATATCGAGGAAGTTGACAACGCCGATATTAACCAGCGCCTGATGGAGTCGATCGAGTGGATAGGAAAACACTCGCAGTATCTACGCAAAGCCACTGCTGACGGTGTTATTGACCAGGCCGAACGCGAACAGATTGAGGAGAACAGTTACCAGGTCATGGCGAAATGGCAGGAGCATTTAACGTTACTTTTCCGTGTCTTTTGTCAGCCAGAAAAGAGTGACGCCCGCGAGTGTGCAGCTCCGGGCGTCGTGGCAGATAAATCAACGTGTATGGAGAAATAATCCGCATGAGCAATTTAATCGTAAATCTCAGGTTACCGCAACTACGTATGCGTCCGGTGACGGGTGCTGCGCTGTTTCGGTATGAACGCATGGTATGCGGTAAATGGGTTTCATGTAACCACAGCCGGGCAACGGCGATTGTGGGGGTCTTTAACCGGAGGGTAAAAGCGTTATGCGCGAAGTTAACCGAAAGTTCAGAGACCACTATGGCAAGCCCGTCAGAGTCATACGCTGGGAACGTGAGACGAATCGTGTCATTTACCTCAGGGAAGGCTATCCGCACGAGTGTTTTAGCCCACTCGATCAGTTTCAACGAAAATTCAGGGAAGTAGAGGGCAGCCATGAGCAGTAAATTACACGGTCTGGTATGGGAAGCCTGTGCTTTCAAAGGCCTGATCATATCTGAAATAGCGGTCATGGCCCGCCTGGCTGACTTCAGCAACGACGAAGGAATATCGTGGCCTGCTGTGACAACTATTCAGCGACAGATCGGGGCAAAGAGCGAGAACACTGTTCGAAGCGCCATTAAAAAACTTCAGGCGAAAGGGTGGCTGAAGAAGCAGGAGCGTCGCGTAGGCGGCAAGAATAATTCGAACGTCTACAAACTCAACGTCGATATGCTGGAACGTGCAGCAGCAGAAGCAAAACTCTTCTACGCAACCCCGCGTGAACAATCAAAATTTGATGCCTCAGAAATTGAGGGTTCAAAATTTGAGGGGTCAAATTCTGACGCCTCAAATAATGGGTCTGCATCCCCTCAAATATTGCGGGGGGACCCCTCAATGGTTGAAGGCGATCCGTCATTAGATCCGTCATTAGATCCGTCATCTAAAAAACCTTTTTGTCGGGCTCCTGCGGAACCCGACGATAAGCCGGATCCTGAAGTGGTGATCACTGACCATGCGATCGAAGTTCTGACGCATCTGAACCAGGTCAGTGGCTCCCGGTTTCAGAAGTCAAAAAATTCCCTCGAAAACATTCGGGCACGTCTGCGTGAGGGGCATACCGTTCCAGATCTGAAACTCGTTATTGACGTTAAGCATGAGCACTGGCATGGCAACGACGAGCAATACCAGTACATGCGCCCCGAGACGCTTTTTGGTCCTAAAAAATTCGAAGGCTATCTGCAAAGCGCTATCCGCTGGGATGCCAAAGGGCGACCGCCACGGGAATCCTGGGACAGAAGTAAGCCGCGTGATATCAACCAAATTGGTGCAGTGCAAACGACCATACCGAAGGGGTTTCGTGGATGAACATTACTCAAATGGCCTTTGAATTCATTGCTAAAAACCCAGATCAGAAAATGCGCGATATCATTGCCGCCTTTCCTGACTGCAAACCTGTTTCTGTGAAAAGTGCCGTATATCGCCTGTACACAGAAGGGCGCCTTGAAACAAAAGCAACCTCACGCGGTTTTATTTATCGAGTCATCAATGATGCATCCTGCTGCGATGACCTACAGGACGACTTTAAGTCCAGAGGCAACCTGGAACAGGAAAAAGCCGCTAAAAAACTCGAAGAGCGCAGCCTGTATCGCCGGGCCGCTACTGTATGGCACCAGCTCAGTACCTCAAGCTGCAGCCAGAAAACTCTTGAGTATTACATTCGTCAGAAAAATGCCTGCCTCCGGAAAGCACGCATGGGGAAATCACACACTGAGTGTCTGTTAGCCGGGAATTACTGCGGAGGTGATCTGTGCATCGACTGAACACGACCAGCGAAGGCGAAATGCTGGTGGATGAGGCCGAACTCCCACTCACCAGAAGCCAGTACTGTGATGCTCTCGATGCATTACGTGCTGCTCCTGCCCACTATCTCAAGGAAGTGGGCGACCAGTGGAGAACGCCCGATCTGTTGTTCTGGGGGATTAACGCTATGTATGGCCCGCTGGTGCTGGACCTCTTTGCAGACGAAAGCAACGCAAAATGCCCTGCGTGGTACTCAGCAGAAGACAATGCTCTGACGCAGGACTGGGCGGGGCGACTGATAGAACTCGGCGGCGCGGCATTTGGAAATCCGCCGTATAGCCGTTCTCAGTATCACGAAAAGCAGGCGATCACAGGCATGACCCACATCATGAGTTATGCATCCGCTCAGCGTGAAAAGGGTGGTCGTTATGTCTTTCTGGTGAAGTCAGCGACGAGTGAGACATGGTGGCCAGAAGATGCGGATCATGTCTGTTTTATTCGTGGTCGCATCGGTTTCGATCTGCCTACCTGGTTTAAGCCGGCGGACGATAAGCAGAAGCCGACCAGTGCCTTCTTTGCTGGGGCGATTGTTGTATTTGATAAGTCATGGCGAGGGGAGCGCTTTAGCTATATCGATCGTGTGGCTCTTGAAGCCAAGGGGCGCGCGAGTATGGCCCTGGCCCAGTACGCCGTGGGTAAACAGGCAACAGCTCCAGTAATGGATCAGCCTCAGACAGAGCAAGCTGAAACTGAAATCCCACTTCTTCAGGACGAAATCCTCGCGAAAAGCGGCATACGATCCTGGGCTTGCGTGGTTGCGGCTTTTGGAGATAAAGCCGAGTACACCTTTGCCGAGTCAAAGTTTGGTCATACCTGGGCGGCTGATTCAGTGGATAAACCGGAGTTTACTCCGGTTAACTCAGAAACGATCGCCACAGCTCAATCCCTGATCATCAAACAAACTGCGAATAAAGTGCTGGTGGGCTGGCTTAACGGTGTTGATCTTGGATCCGCAATTGCACGTGAAGAAACCATAGAACGCATGAATTCGGTGTATGCAGAGTTTATCGACACATGCCCGGTCACTGAATTCATCGATATTGTTGGCAGCCTGGATAAAGCAAGCTGGTTCAACAGCAGACTGATCCGCAGCCATGTTCGGGACGCTCTCTCAGTTGCCAAACAGACCTTACCCCAAAGCCGGATATGGCCACTGGAAGTAGGCCTGGTTTTTGAGCAAGTCGAAGGCGTGAATCATCTTAACGAGTCTCAGCAAAACAAGCTGAAGGCACACATCAATCAGCTGTGGCTTGAGCGTACGCCCAGCACCGAAATCATAACTATTGCCAGCGGACTGGTCAGCAGTATGCAGGGGGTTAGCCATGCGTGAAATTATCGTTGATAACTTTGCCGGAGGCGGCGGCGCTTCTACCGGGATTGAGATGGCTCTTGGGCGTAGTGTCGATATTGCCATTAACCATGATGAAAACGCTGTGGCCATGCACCGTACCAATCATCCGGATACCTTGCACTACTGCGAAAGCGTCTTCGATGTTTCTCCTGGCGCAGCAACCAGCGGCAAACCTGTTGGCCTGACCTGGTTCTCCCCAGACTGTCGCCACTTTTCCAAAGCGAAAGGAGCTAAACCAGTTGAAAAAGCGATTCGTGGGCTTGCGTGGATCGTTCTTCGCTGGGCGCTGGATGTTGGTCCGCGGGTAATGATGCTGGAGAACGTCGAAGAGTTTAAAACGTGGGGTCCACTACTGGCGGCGGAAATGCGTCCGGATCCGGACCGCGTTGGTGAAACGTTCGAGGCGTTCGTAGGCATGCTGACATCCGGAGTTCCTGCAGATCACCCTGCGTTGTTGGAATGCTGCGAATTTTTGGAGTTATCGCCGGATAGCGAACAGGCGATGCGTTTGATTACCGGGCTGGGCTATGACGTCGATTATCGCGAATTGCGCGCCTGCGACTACGGCGCGCCAACTATCCGAAAACGTTTCTTCATGGTTATGCGACGGGACGGGCAGCCGATAGTCTGGCCGGCAGCTACTCACGGGGATCCGAAATCGCCGGCGGTGATTTCTGGCAAACTGGCACCATGGCGCACAGCTGCAGAATGCATCGACTGGTCAATTCCAGCGCCAAGCATTTTCGACCGCAAAAAGTCTCTGGCAGAGAATACGCTTAAGCGGATCGCGCGCGGCATCCAACGCTTTGTTATCGAGAGCGCGTCGCCGTTTATCGTGAAGTGCAACCACACCACGACGCGCGGTAAATATGATTGTTTCCGTGGACAGGCGTTGTATTCGCCGATACAGACAATTACCAAAACCCACGGCTACGCGCTGGCTGTACCTACTCTGGCACCGTTTATGGCTGGAAATGGTGGTAGCCAGTACCAGGCGAAACCGCGTCCACTCAACAAACCAGCGCATACCATCCTTAAGCAATCTCGAGCATGCATAGTTGCGCCGGTGATCGCGCGCCAGTTCGGCGGCAGTATCGGCCACCGGGCAGATGAGCCCAGCGCTACGATTACCGCTGGTGGTGGGGGTAAGTCTCAGTTAGCCATGGCCACGCTTATTCAGATGGGGTATGGCGAACGGGTGGGGCAATCGCCGCGGGTTCTCAATCTTGGTAAACCGTTGGGTACTGTTACAGCTGGGGGCAATAAGTTTGCCGTAACAACTGCGTTCCTGGCGAAACACTATGGCGGGAATTACACCGGTCCGGGCGTTGCGCTTGATGAGCCAGCTCACTCAGTTACTACCGTTGATCATCACGCTCTTGTGACATCGCACCTGGTAAAACTGCGTGGTACCTGCCGTGATGGTCAGCGTACCGATGAACCGATGCCGACAATCACCGCTGGAGGTCAGCATGTGGGAGAGGTTAGCGCGCTGTTGGCGGCTAATGATTACGACGAGCGGCGTGCGGATCAAGTTAAAGAGTTCCTCAATTCTTTTGGCGTCAGCGAACTGGTGACGATTAAGGGCATCGTTTACCGCATTGTCGACATCGGCATGCGCATGCTGCAGCCACATGAGCTCTACCGGGCGCAGGGGTTCCCGGAGTGGTACATCATCGATCGGGATTACCGCGGGGTGAAGTATGCGAAGGATAAGCAGGTTGCACGCTGCGGCAATGCCGTTCCGCCCCCGTTCGCTGAGGCGCTGGTTAGGGCCAATCTGCCGGAAATGTGTGTTAACAAACAGGAGCGAGCCGCGTGACGAAATTGACACTCAGGCAGCAGGAGGTTCTGAACCTCCTGATCGACTACCAGCGTAAGCATGGTTTCCCGCCTACTACCTACGAGCTGACCGGCATGCTGGGGTGCCGGTCCCCCAATGCGGCGGCAAGCCACCTGAAGGCACTGGAGAGAAAAGGGGCCATCACAATCACCCGCGGGGTATCCCGCGGTATCAGCATCACTCCTTCGTTTTCCCGAAAGGAGCTGGTCGTTAACCTCAACAGCATCGTGAAAGTGAAACTTAATGAAGTTTCCCTCAATCATTTGGAAAAACAACACGAAGAGAACCGTATACGTTATCCGGGGATATTCGGAGAGTTTGTACCGTTGGCGACAGACGAAAATGGCTACTCGTCAATGACCCTATGGCGCCTTATGTCTGACCTGGGACAACTTTGCTATTGCGGAGGGGAGGTTCCCTTTGAGCTCAAGTTGATTTTGGAGGATGAATGAAATTTATTCTTCCTTTCCCACCCAGCGTGAACTCCTACTGGCGGTCCCCAAATAAGGGGACTGCAAAAGGTAAATTGCTGGTCAGCGAAGCCGGCCGCAAATTCAAACATGCTGTAAGAGCAGCGATTATCGAACAGCTGAAAGCAGTCCCAAAACCCTCCGCTTCACCAGCGGAGGTAGTCATTGTCCTGCATCCGCCTGATTACCGCCGCCGCGATCTGGACAACTACAACAAGGCGCTTTTCGACGCACTTACATACGCCGGTATCTGGGAGGATGACAGCCAGGTTAAGAGGATGACGATCGAGTGGGGTGAGAATGCAAAGGGAGGGAGAGTTGAGATCACCATAACGGCATTCAATAAAGTGCTGGATGTTTGTTCAGTGGTTGGTTGAAGACTATGCAATCAGGCATTAATCTCAAGGTGTGTAAACGAACCGGGCGTGCAGGCCCGATCGTCACGTTAAAGTGTATGGAGATAAATATGGCTAACCACGTTATGGGCTATGGTGCGCCCAAAAACCACTCTCATTTGGCGATAGAAGGTATTTTCGTTCGCCGGGATTCAGCAGGTCGATTTTGTTTAAATGACTTTCAGCGCGCAGCTGGTGGAGAAGAACGTCATAATCCTAACCGCTGGCTTCGGTCCGAGATGGCAGCTCAGTTGATTGCTGAGCTAACGCCAGATATGGCGTTTGCTCCTGTCGATGTTGTGAGAGGAGGGATCAACCCTGGGACATACGCCTGCAAGGAATTGGTGTATGCCTATGCTATGTGGATTATCGCCGCCTTCAATCTGAAAGTCATCAGAACGTTTGATGCGGTGCAAAATACTATGACAACGCTGACCTCCGATCGTATTCAGGCTGGTGTCATTTTGCTGGAGTCAGCATCCCGAACATTAAACCTCTCCAATTCTTCCAAACTTGGTGCTTACCAGAAATTGCAACAGGCGGCCGGGCTTCCAGATTTAATGCCTGCTTATGCGATTGATGCTCCAGCCGGCGCCATGGATGGATCCAGTCGTCCAACACTCTCGCTTAGTGCTCTGCTTAAAACCCATGGGATACGGCTAACTGCAAACCAGGCATATCACTTAATGGCGCGTGCCGGGATCGTGGATCAGAAGGAACGGCAAAGCCGGAGCGGATTAAACGGAGTAAAAAAATTCTGGTCTGTAACAGCCAAAGGCTGCCTTTACGGGAAAAATATCACCAGCCCTGCGAATCCCCGGGAGACTCAGCCACATTTTTTTGAATCAAAATTTCCCGAGCTTCTGAGACTGCTCGGCATTGTCACGCAGTAGGGGATGATCTTGCGCGGATTACTAACACCAGAGATTGTGCCCCGCCTCGGCGTAGTACTCTTTAAACCGGGAAAGGATCTGATGAGCCTCTTTGCTCAGGGGCGCGTTCTAATAACTCCACAGCCCGAGTACATGGCCGGTTTTCCGACGGGGAAAGTGCCAGACGCTCGCCAGCCGTTATCCGTAGATCGCAGCCTTGTTCCTTTCTTTACCGATCCACGTGTCATCACAGCTGCGGGAGGTATTGAGGGGCTGGAGCGATGGCTTAGCCTGGCTGTCAGACAATGCCAGAATCATGATGAGGGATATCACCACATCGAAACAGTCATCTTAAGGCAAGATCCAGGCTCCGTTTTATTATGCTGGCATTGCGACAATAAGCTTCGAGATGAGCCGGATCCGGCGATCAAGGAAATAGCAAGCCGTAATGTTATCGACTGGGTCATTGATATGGTCCTGCTTTCGCTTGGATGCACCCGGGAAAGGACATTATCCCTGGCAGAGTTGTGCTGGTGGGCTGTTCAGTCTGGGATTTCTGATGCGATAACGGAGGCTATGGCTGAAAAGGCCTTGCGGATAGCTCCAGAGCCGCACCGTTCGGTATACAGGGACAGCGACATCATCCCAGCAATACCCGCGGCCGACATACTTAAAAGACGTCTGGATAAGAGGGAAAGCCATGCCATAACAGGGGATCTGGAGACGGGTGATCAGGATGCTGGGAGACCTATTCTCCGGTTGGGCGTGGATCCGGACTGCCCTGAAGCATTTATGTTGCGACCGAAGCGCCGGCGCTGGATTTGCCCTCAATACACCCAGTGGGTAAAAACACAGGAATGTGCCTGCTGTAGGCAACCAGCTGACGATCCACACCATATAATAGGGCATGGTATGGGAGGAACAGCAACCAAAGCCCATGACCTGTTCGTGATACCGCTGTGCAGAGCGCATCACGATGAACTACATGCCAACCTCATCGCATTTGAAGAGAAGTATGGTTCGCAGCTGGAACTGCTAATCCGTTTTCTTGATCGTGCGCTTGGCATTGGCGTCATTTTTAAAGAATAAGTGTATGGAGTGCTGAGCATGAATATCGAATCAATACCAAAATTCTTTGCCCCGAAAGGAATGCATATTTCAGATAGCGGGCGAGCAACTGCCAGCGAACAACTTACCGTAACTGACGTTATGGCTGCGCTGGGGATGACGCAGGCCGAAGCGGGGATCGGATTATCCATGTTCCTGGGTAAGGCCGGCATCAGCGAGAATGACCGCATGGCATCAATTCACTGGTTGGCCGAATATGCAAAGAAGAATGCTCCCCGCTCAGTCAGGAAAGCCGCCGGCAAGAAATTTCCTCTTTGCATGCTGATTATCGCCAGGTTCGCATATCATGACTACGCTTCATCCGCTGCGGATACTACGGACTGTACGAAATGCGCAGGTAAGGGGTTCGTGAAGAAAGTTAAAATGGTCGAGAAAAGCCACTACACAATGAGATTACCGCAATGGGCAAAAGACCTCAGGCAGTCACCTTCGGATTTCGAGGTTAAGCGGCAGGTGCAGGAAGTCGATCACGTGCTTTGTGTGAAATGCCATGGCACCGGGAAAATCAGTAAGCGCTGCCAGTGCAGCGGGACGGGGAAGACACTTGATCGCAAAGAATCAGAACTTCAGGGAGTGCCTGTCTACAAGACATGTAAGCGTTGTGAAGGCCGCGGGTTTAGCAGGCCAAAATCCTCCAACGCATACCGCGGCATCCTTTCAGAGTTACCTGGCTTGCCGGAGCGTACCTGGCGTTATAGCTGGAAACCTTTTTATGAAAGCCTGGTGACCAAATGTTTTGTGGAGGAGAGTTTTACTGATGCTCAACTCCGGAGAGTTACAAAAACGATTAATTTGATAAATTTCGCATGAAATAGCGACACGATACTTGCAAAGTTGCCGTTTTTGTGTAAATTTAATCTTAACGATGGGCATTGTATGTTCAACGTTATCAAACCCGCCTCCGAGCGGGTTTTTTTGTTTTGAAGTCAGGGGCGGCCCTGAAAAAGTCCGCCAGTTCGTAAACCGCGTGTTTGCGCGTCTACCCGAACCGTGGCGGCTGGGAGGTCGCTAGTTTTATTCTGGCAATGGGTACTTGAGCGTTACCTTCCTTGTTTGAAGCTCACGCGGTCCCTTTGTAGGGTCATAAAAATACCAAATGTTAAATTTTCGCTCCGTGCCCCAAGTATCATAGTGAAACCCATCCCAACCTAAATAACTTGCGATTTTATTTGCTACTGCAATTTTTCGTGGGTTTGAGGCTTTGTCTTGGTACGCACTCATGACTGCACCAAGTAAAAAATCGCAGATTTGGATTTGAGCCGATTCCTTTGAATCCTTTGTGATTACAGTCTTAATGGCTTCTTCTTTCCCTGTTGCGTTTTTGATTATGTTGTTTGCAATCTTATGGAAAGCCTCATCAGCTTTATCGTACCTGGATGCTATTGGATCAACATCAATACGGAAATCACATTCTCTATGAGGGAATTTGCGTATAACTCGTATGATTTTTTTTGTCAGTAGTTCAGTAAAGTGTTTACGCATTGCTAAGTCATAATCACCATCATGGAATTCTTTGTTTACATGCGCTTTTTGAATAATGATGCAATGAAATGCAAGCCACTGATGTTTAAAAAAAGCTTCAATAACATCATCATAGAATGCAGCATTTTGTTTCGAATGAGCTTTTTGCCATTTCAGCTCATCGGTACAGTTATGTTTTTCACGAAGCTCGCGGATCATCTGAACGAAGTCGCCACGACGTTGGTATTTCATCCACAGGCTTCCAAACCCATAGAATCGTTGTCCACCAGTTCCTGACTCATCGCAGGAAACGTGCCAGATTAATTTACCTGGATTATCCATGTCAGCCATTGTAACCCTTATCGAGGTAATGATAGAGGAGAACAATATTTAAGCACCTCTCAAGGTGTTGATATAGATCGTTTTTATCTTTAAGGAACAGAATTTATTACGTACTAGTATGTATTCACATTTCTTACAAGACTGAGGCTGCCATTTGGCAGCTTATTTATTTCCGCGCCACGCCCGGCGCATAAACCTGCAGAGCTTTTCGGGGTGAGCCTTTGGAATGGTCGTGTGACTGTTCTGCAGGGCGACCACTCCGGGCGAAGGCTCACCTCAAAAGGAAGTCACATGAAAAAATTAATCATGACCGCAATCGTGGTCGCTTCGCTGTGCCTGAGTAATGCCGCTTCGGCTGCTGAAGTCGTCATTACTACCGGCCAGCAGGGTCTTACCTACAATGCGGTGTACGGCGTGAACCTCGCCAGCGCCATGAGTGAGTATGGTTATAGTTCGACGGTGATCCCCAGCAAAGGCTCTCTGGACAACCTCGACAAGGTGGCCAGCGGTACCGCCCAAATCGGTTTCACCCAGGCTGATGCTTTCCAGTTCTGGCGCAGTCGGCACAGCAACGAAGCGCAGAAGGTGGACATCATCGGCGAACTGGCTGATGAATGCGTTTTTGTCGCGGTGAAGAAGGGCGGCAAGATCAGCGATGAAGGGGATTTAAAGGCTGGTGTGAAAATCGCAGTTGGTGAGCCAACCAGCGGTTCTTATGCCTCCTGGCAATATCTGCAGGGGCTGGAAAAAGACTACGCAAAAGTCGAGACCTACGCCAAAGGCGGTGTGCGCTCTCTGGCGAAAGTCACCACTGGCGAGTATGACGCCTTCCTCTGGGTATCAGCGCCGGACCGGTCGAATAAGTTTCTGGAGGCGGTTAATCAGGAAGGCAGCGGCCTGACGATGATCGACATAAACGGCTGGCACGTAGACGATAAGTTGCCTAACGGGAAGCCGGTGTACGAACTGAAAAAGGCGGTGACCGAATCCGGTTGGCTGAGCGATTCGAAGGTGAAGGTTCCCTGCACTAAGACGCTGGTGGTCGCCAATAACGATGCGGGTGATGACATGCTGGAAACGGCCTCGACTGTCCTGTTGAAAAACCTAAGCCGGGTGCTCGGCACCAACGGTAAATAACCATGCTGCGCAGGCTGTGTTTCTGGGTGTTGTTCACTATCGCGTTACTTGTTGCCTGGCGACTGGCGGGGCTGCTGCTAGATCTGGTGCTATTAGTCGTCATTGTTGTGGCGCTGATACTCAGATGAGATTCGTAGGGTGCGCGGTAGATCCCTCAACCCAATGACTGTTTGTTCTAGGGCTGTTTTGGCTCTCATATTCCACTCGAAAGGTTTTGCTGCATACCCTATAATCCGCCTCAGTAATCGTAGGGGAACGCAATGAAAAGCATTCGACTGTTTATAGGTGTTGTGATTATAGGTGCTCTGTCGGGGTGCGCAGCAGTCCAGTATAATGATGGTGAAAAGGTCAGTATTCAGTCCGATGCTTGGTACGGACTGGATAGTTTGCATAACACAGCTGTTAAGGCGTGCCAGCAATATGGCAAATCGAAAGCAGTTTATCTCCATAGCGCTAATATGAACCCGAACTTACCGAAAGGTAGTGGGGTGCAAAATACTATCTGGAAATGTGAGCCATAAGCATGTCTAATTTTAATATCGCATCTAAATCGAAAGATGAGCAAGACAAGGTTAACGTCGACCTATATCGAGATGGCAAAGCATAACACCAAAAAAAGGTAGTAGACCAGCCCTGCTTATTGGTTTTTCAAATCCCAATGTTCCGTCGCTGAATATTTCTAAATCAATTTAGGGCTTGCCATTGTGCAGGCTTTTTTTATTCCCCTCGCTTATGAGAGGACTCACAGCAATAGAGGGGGCTAAATGTCCGATCCTGTCTCTGGTACTTCAGTTGCGGCCGGCGGCCTGATGGGGGCCAGCATGTTCGGTCTGGCTACCGGAATAGATTACGGCGTTGTATTTGGTGCGTTCGCCGGGGCGGTTTTTTACGTGGCCACGGCAGCTAACATATCCCGCGGAAAGCTGGTGGCTTACTTCATGACGTCATTCATTGTTGGCGTTCTCGGCGCCGGACTGGTGGGCTCAAAGCTATCAAGCTGGACCGGCTACAGCGATCGCCCGCTTGACGCACTGGGCGCCGTGTTGCTTTCGGCGATGATCATTAAAGTGCTGACGTTCCTTAACAGCCAGGACCTGAATAGCTTGTTCAATATGCTTACCCGGTTCCGGGGAGGAGGTTCAAGTGGTAAATGATCCTTCAGCGCTGGCGAATGTAGTCATTTGCGCAGTAATTGTTCTGGCCCTGATGTTCTACCAGCGTGGTGGCTCCCGGCACAGACCGGGAATATCTGTTCTGGCTTATCTCATGGTGCTGGTTTATGCCAGTATCCCGTTCCGCTTCCTGTTTGGTCTATATGAGTCATCCCACTGGCTGGTGGTGCTGGCAAACATTCTTATCTGCGGTGCCGTTCTCTGGTTCAGAGGGAACGTCGCACGTCTGGTTGATGCACTGAGGCACTGATGAACCAATCACAATTTCAAAAGGCGGCTGGTATAAGCGCCGAGTTAGCTGCGCGCTGGTATCCGCATATTACAGCCGCGATGAAAGAATCCGGTATTACCACTCCCCTGGCTCAGGCGATGTTTATTGCTCAGTGCGGGCATGAAAGCACCGGGTTCAGCCGTCTGGTCGAGAGTTTTAACTACAGCATTGCAGGTCTGGCTAATTTTGTTAAAGCCAAACGCCTTACGCAGGATCAGGCCAATTCACTTGGGCGCCGGCAGAGCGAACCTTCACTCCCATTACAGCGTCAGCGTGCAATTGCCAATCTGGTGTACAGCAAGCGGATGGGTAACAACGCCGCCGGTGATGGTTGGCTCTATCGTGGTCGCGGAATTATCCAGGTCACGGGGCTGAACAATTACCGAACCTGCGGTGACGCCTTAACGGTCGATTTAGTTGCTCAGCCAGAACTACTGGCTCAGGACAATTATGCCGCTCGCAGCGCAGCATGGTTCTTTGTGACGAATGGTTGCCTCAAATGGGGCGGAGACCTTGAGCGAGTGACCCAGATTATCAACGGTGGGCAGAATGGTATTGATGACCGTCGCGCTCGCTTCCTCAAAGCTAAATCAGTTCTGGTGTGGGGTTCTGATGGGGATTGAAATGATTATGGGTCTGGTCGCCGCCTTGCTGGCCATTATCGCTGGTGCATTTGGGTTAGGACATTCACGCGGAACCAGTAAAGCAGAAGCTAAAGCAGAGCTGCAGCGCACCGAAGAGAACGCAGCTGCCAGCGTCGCAGCGGCAGAACGCAAAGCGGAAGTCACGAAAGGGGCCAGCAATGTACAGCAGACTGTTAGCCATATGCCTGATGACGATGTTGATCGGGAGCTGCGCGAAAGCTTTACCCGCAAAACCTGAAGTCATCGACACCGCCTGCGACTGGGTGCGGATCATCTACCTGACCGACCACGATATCGACGTGCTGGACAAGCAGACCAAGCGCGACATTCTGGCGCACAACAAATCAGTGCTGGTGAACTGCCCGCAACAAACCGACAAGGCTACTAATAGCTAATAAAAACTGTTGCATCAACACAGCATGAGCATTATATCAGGGAAGACGACACAGTAAGGAGTGCTGCAAGATGAACTTAATGATGGGTGTATTCGGTTCCAGCAACAGGGGAAAAAGTGAAACGCTAATATTTCTGATAAAACTGTTTGAGCAAAGTGATCGCTATGCATCCTTTATGGCAGCAAAACCCCACCCTGGTGGAGAAAAGGATCTTATAGCTGTATTTGAGCGTGATGGACTTAAGATTGGGATATCCACTTTGGGGGATTTGGGCTCTCAGGTTGAAAAATCTACCAAAGAGTTAGCTGAGATGGGATGCAACGTGATCATCACTGCTACACGAACTCAGAAGAAAACAGTTGTTGCTTTTGAAAAGGTTGCTGAAGAGTTCAGTTTCAAAAAACTGTGGTTTGAAAAAAACAACAATATGAATGATTGTTGCAATAATTGGCCTAGTAAGCAGGAAGGGTTTGAGGCAATAAAAAGAAGCCGCTTTAATCAAAGTAATATGATGGATGCCAGTTTTATATTTAGCTACATCGACGGATTACCAGGTTGATTCGTTGGCAATAAATATCAAATACAAGTAAATACGATGCCTCGCAATAGCGGGGCTTTTTATTACCAGAAGCAGGAGAAGAAAATGTTTACCGTTAAGCAGATTATTAACAACGCCACCTCATTGTATGAGGCAAAAGAAATCACCGTTGCTCGCCCTGGCTCTGAGCAATGGCGTCAGGCTTTTGCTCTTGCTGATGAACTGGATGTTATGGCGCCTGACATCATTGAGCATATCCCGATGTCCTATGAGGACCAAGATATGACGAAACCAGTTGGCGATGAGCATCAATTAACGGTCGAGCGTACTGGAGCAAACCGGGCTGATTGCATTGCCATTATTTGTTCAGGGATTCCTTCGCCAGCTTTCCCGGACATCCCTGAGCTTGGTGGTGTTGGATACCAATTCCTGTACAAGGGCGATCAGATTTACATCACCAACAGCCACGGTTCGACCATTGAAACCGTGAAGTAAGGCATTACAGAGCCACTTCCAGAGGTGGCTCGATAATATCTCCCTTCCTTGTGCTAATATTAATCAACACATTAAGACATAGGTGCGGATATGGAATGGATTAACATTGAAGATCAGGTCCCTGGGCCATTTGAAATGGTCATATTTGATACGGATAAAGGAATTGCCATTGGTTGCTTTGATGTTTTTGGGAAGCCAAAAGAAGCTATTTTCGGATTCACTGGCACCATAGCTCATTCTCAGTTCGAAGTGTTACGATGGATGCCATTGCCTACAAAGTGACGCATATAGCCATCACAAAGGCCACCTCTAACCAGGTGGCTTTTTTGATGGCATTACAGAAGACACTTCGAATAGTGGCTTCGATAATGCTCCCCACATCGCACAGAGGTAAGACATGTCAGAGATCACACCAGCAGAACAGATCCGACTGAATCTGTTTTCCACCCTGAACTACGACACAGCAGCCGCAAAAGAGGCGATTGCGTTCGTTCAGGATAGCCAGCTCAAATATCAGCTGTTCATCCAGCAGTACAGTCGCGTGACAACTGAATCCGAAGTGGTGGCGCGGACCATCAAAGCAGTTCAGGAATCGACCGAGGCGCTGGCGTTGTTTGATACCAGCACAGAAGCGAGCGGCTAAGGCACAGGCTATTTTATAAAGCTCTGCAAATGGTGTCGGTAAAGCGCCATTGACAGAGTTTTATATAAGTTTTAAGGGGTGTTGTTTTCCGGGTTCTCGGGAATGTATCAGAGGAATCCAGCGGATTATTCTTTTTTGACAATCAATAGGCCGGAAGCATGAACAAAGAGCCCCGCATCTACGGCAGCAAGTGGGACCGTGAGCGTCTTATCTTCCTTCGTGCACACCCCTTATGCGTCATGTGCCAGGAGCAAGGCAGGGTGACAGCAGCTACGGTGGTTGATCACATCACCCCTCACAAACTGAAAGAGGCCCTGCGTTCTGGTGACAGCCAGGAAATAGCGAAAGCGCAAAAGCTTTTCTGGAGCCGGAAGAACTGGCAAGGGCTGTGTAAGCAGCACCATGACTCCACGAAGCAAAGAATGGAGAAGCGCGGCACCGTCATCGGCTGTGATGAAAATGGGATGCCACTGGACCCGGCTTCTCATTGGTTTAAGTGATAACCATTATCAATACACTTCAAAAGTGATTGTCATTTGAAATCATTAGCATTCAAATGATATCGATTCTCATCTGAGGGAGGAGGGGCGGGGCAAAAGTTCAGAACCTCGAACCCAAATGACCGCCGCCAGTCCTTTTTGTGCACAACCGCGAAATGAAAAGTTTTTTTCCGGGAGGTTCCGATGGCAGGACGACGCCCGAAACCGACCCACCTCAAAGTGGTTACCGGCAACCCGGGCAAACGAAAACTCAACGATAAAGAACCCACGCCAGCTAAAGAAATTCCAGGCCCCCCAGCTCATCTTACCGACTGGGGTAAGGTGGCATGGGGTCGGCTGACTGTGCTTCTCGATGGTATGGGTGTTCTCACCGTTGCAGATACTTTAGCTCTTGAAAGGCTTTGCGATATTTATGCCGATATCCTGCAACTGCGCGACACCATCGCTGTAGAGGGCAGAACTTATACCGTCCAGACCGAGGGTGGTTTTCTGATAAAGGCCAACCCGGCAGTTTCAATGCTGGCTGATGCTGACCGTCGTTTTAAAAGTTACCTGATTGAATTCGGTCTGACACCAGCGGCAAGGACGAAGGTGAAAGTGAATGGCGAAACCCCCGAAGAAGACACGCTCGACAAGTTCTTCGGTTGATCCGGCAACGCAGTATGCAAAGGATGTAACCTCTGGAAAAGAACTGGCCGGTCCTGACATTCGAAATGCCTGCCAGAGACACCTCAGGGATCTTGAATCTTGCCATGCACGAGGGCTCCATTGGGATGTTGAGGCAGCACAGCGCTCCATTGATTATTTTGCGAAAGTCCTCAAGCTTAATGGGGGCGATTTTGAAGGTGCGCCTTTTGTTCTGCTGCCATGGCAGTGTTTCATCGTCGGTTCGATTTTTGGCTGGAAAAATGCCAGAGGTTTTCGCCGGTTCCGAATGGTTTACGTGGAATCAGGAAAAGGATCTGGCAAATCCCCCCTTTCTGCCGGGATAGGTCTTTACTGTCTCACTGCGGATAAAGAACCTCGTGCTGAAGTTTATGCTGCTGCAACGAAAAAAGACCAGGCAATGGTCCTCTTTCGTGATGCGGTGGCGATGGTCGATCAGTCTCCGGCTCTTTCCGCACGCATACAGAAATCTGGCGGCGCCGGCAAAGAGTGGAACCTGGCTTTTCTTCAGGCTGGTTCATTCTTTCGCCCAATTAGTTCAGATGACGGACAGTCGGGTCCACGACCACATTGCGCTCTTATTGATGAAGTTCACGAGCATAAAAGCAATCAGGTTGTTGAAATGATGCGCGCCGGCACTAAAGGTCGCCGGAAGGCACTCATTTTTATGATCACGAACAGTGGACACGATAAAACCAGCGTCTGCTATGACTATCACGAATACGGTAGAAAGGTATCTGCCGGTTCGATAGAAGATGACAGTTTTTTCGCCTTTATTTGTTCTCTGGATGAAGGTGACGATCCTTTCAAGGATGAGTCCTGCTGGAAAAAGGCTAACCCCTCGCTGGGTCACACCTTTGAAGAAAGCTATCTTCGTGAGCAGGTGACTCAGGCCCGGGGGATGCCTTCGAAAGAGAGTATTGTCAGGCGTCTCAACTTCTGTCAGTGGGTTGACGCGGCTAACCCGTGGATGAGCAGTGATGTCTGGATGGGATGTGAGGAAAACTTTGATCCAGATGAGCTGGAGGGTGAGGAATGCTACGGTGGCCTGGACTTGTCCGGATCCCGTGACTTGACTGCCCTGGCGCTGTTTTTTCCAAAACAACGCAAGTTGCTGGTGGAGTTCTGGACACCCAAAGATACCTTGCTCGAACGGGCTAAAACGGACCGGGTGCCTTATGACGCCTGGGAGCGCGATGGTCACATCCACACTACGCCAGGCAAAGCGGTGAAATACGGCTTTGTTGCCCAGCGTATTGCCGATCTGACGGAGAAGTTTGATATCAAGGCCATCGCCTTCGACCAGTATCGCATTAAATATCTTGAGCCGGAGCTTGAAGAAGCATCTGTTTCTGTTCCCTTAATCCCTCATGGGCAAGGGTACTACAAAGCGAAGGATTCCGGGCTGTGGATGCCTCACTCCATCGAATTGTTTGAAGAGTTGCTTGATGACAGCGTCATTATCATCAGGACGAACCCTTGTCTTCGCTGGAATGCGGCTTCAGCAGTGACGGAGGCTGATCAGAAAGAAAACCGAATTTTTGCCAAGAAAAAAAGTACCGGGCGTATCGACGGCATTGTAGCAGGTGCTATGGCAATCGGTGCCTCCGAAGGCTATGAGGATGATTCTGGCGATATCGACGACTTTTTCAGTAATCCCATCATTGTGTGAGTCACCATGAATAAAGAGAAGAAGCCAGGCCGGATAAAAAGCGCCGTTCGCCGGTGGCTCGGCGTACCCATCTCCCTTACCGACGGTGAATTCTGGGCTGCTTATGCTGGTGGGCAGTCCGCAGCAGGGAAATCCGTTACGGTTGATAAAGCCCTGCAGTTATCGGCAGTGTGGTCATGTGTAAGGCTGTTATCCGAAACCATCGCGACGTTGCCTGTTGGTTTTTACGAAAAAACGGCTGGCGGTCGCCAGAATGCAAATGATCACCCGCTTTATGAGCTCCTCCATAATCAACCCAATGCTGATATGACTGCAGTGGAGTTCTGGGAAATGATCATGGCCAGCCTGCTTTTGTGGGGGAATGCTTATGCAGAAATCGATCGAACCGGAAAGCGCATTACCTCGCTGGTGCCTCTCAGGCCAGAAAGGATGAAGGTTGATTTAAGCAAGAGCGGAGATCCAATTTATACCTACCGTGACTGGCCTTCAGGTACATCCCGAAACATTGATGAACGGGACATCATGCACATCCGTGCGTTCAGCACCAATGGTGTCATGGGCCTGTCACCAGTCAGTTATGCCCGACAGACACTTGGTCTGGCAATGGCAACAGATGAAGCCAGCGCCAAAGTTTTTAAAAACGGTATGCGGCCCAGCGGCGTTCTCTCAATGGATCAGATCCTGAAAAAAGAGCAGCGCAATGAAGTACGTGAAAGCATGGTTGAACAATTTTCTGGATCCATGAATACCGGGAAAATGATGGTTCTTGAAGCGGGAATGAAGTTTCAGCCTGTTGACCTCAACCCGGAAGACGCCCAGATGCTGCAGTCCAGAGCCTTCAATATCGAAGAGATTTGTCGGTGGTTCAGAGTATGGCCGGGGTTGATTGGACATACCGCCCAGGGGCAGACGATGTGGGGAAGTGGCGTCGAACAGATGCTGATTGGCTTTTTAACGTTTTCACTTCGTCCATGGCTGACCCGTATTGAGCAGGCGATTCGTAAAAGTCTCCTGGCTCCGGGAGAAAGAAATAAGTACTTCGCAGAGTTTTCCATCGAAGGTCTCTTACGTGCTGACAGCGCCGCCCGTGCAGCTTTTTACTCAACGATGACCCAGAACGGTCTGATGACCCGCAATGAAGCACGGCAAAAAGAAAACCTTCAGCCAAAACCTGGCGCTGACCAACTAACCGTTCAATCCAACCTGCTGCCGATAGATCAGCTTGGCAAGTCCGGCGACAGTGAATCAGCCAAAAACGCACTGCGGGAATGGCTTGGCATTAAATTAGAGGAGACGCCGGAATGTACCGGAAAAACGCAGCCATGAAAGTAAAGGCATTCGACTTCGATATTAAGGCTGTCAACGATGACGGCCTTTTTTCTGGATACGGTTCTGTCTTCGATGTGGTGGATAGCTACAACGAAGTCGTGGCGCCGGGCGCATTCCTCGAAAGCATCCAGGAAACGCGAGCTAAGGGGAGGACGTTCCCTGTTCTATGGCAGCATCGCACCGGTGAACCCATCGGGAACTGGGATATCTCAACCCTGAAAGAAGATAAGCATGGGCTTTTTGGTGAAGGCGCTTTGTGGCTGGACGACGCCGCCTACGCCAAAACTGCATGGAGAGGCATGAAAACCCGTGCCATTACGGGCCTTTCCATTGGCTATTACGTTCGGGAATCGAATTACGATGAGAAAACCCGGATCCGCACATTAACGAAGCTCGACCTGGTTGAAATCTCCATAGTTACCGTACCAGCCAACGACGATGCCCGCATCGACGTCATTAAGTCGAAATTGTCACACGGTGATCTTCCTTCCTTACCTGAATTTGAGAAGTTCCTGCGAGAGGCAGGTTTCTCGAAAAGTCAGTCCGCTGCGGTCGCCTCCCGCGGACTGTCCTATCTGCTTGACCGGAGTGAGTCCGGGGGCGAAGACGGCGAAACCAAAGCGGCTATTGCGGCGATGCGCCAGCAACTGAGCCAGTTTTCTCTCCCAAAAATTCTCTAAGGGATTTATATGTACCAGAAAAAATCGGCTGATGATCAGCCACAAAGTATTGGCGAAATCTCTACTCAGCTCACCATGGTGATTGATCAGGTCAAAAACTTTGGCGAAGACGTGAAGAAAAAAATGGAGGCAGGAGAAACCGTTTCGCTGGAACTGAAACAACGAACGGACGAAAGCCTTAATCAGATGAACGAGCTGAAAGAACGTCTCACTGAGCTGGAGCAAAAAGGCGCACGCCGCCCGAACGATGCACCTGCACAGCGAAAATCGCTCGGTGAGCTGGTGGTCGAAAGTGAAGAGTTCAAAGGCATGGACAGTTCGGCCCGTAAGAGCATCCGCGTCAAACTGGAACAGAAAGATATTATGAACGTGCCGGCCACTACGGGCACAGGCGTGAGCCCAACCAACAGCCTGGTGGTCTCCGATCGTGTTCAGGGCATTATCGCCCCGCCGGAACGTACTCTGACCATCCGTAATCTGCTTATCCCCGGCACTACCGCATCTAACGGTATTGAATTCGTTCAGGAAACGGGGTTTACCAATAATGCTGCAGCTGTGGCGGAAGGTGCCCTGAAACCAAAATCTGACATTCGGTTTGATCTGAAAAGTGCGCCGGTTCGTACTATTGCGCATTACTTTAAAGCGTCCCGTCAGATCCTGGACGATGCGCCCGGTCTGGCCAGCTATATCAATGGCCGCGCGCAGTATGGCCTTCGTTTCAAAGAAGAGCAGCAACTGCTGAGCGGCGATGGCACCGGTGCGAATATCCTCGGTATTCTGCCGCAGGCAACAGAATTTGCACCAGCCTTAACCCTGTCCAATGCAACGCCGATCGACCGTCTTCGCCTGGCTGTTCTGCAGGCCGTTCTTGCGGAATATCCGGCGTCTGGTTTTGTCCTGAACCCGATTGACTGGGCAGGCATCGAGCTGACCAAAGATAACGAAGGTCGCTATATCATCGCGCAGCCGGTCAATGGTGGTGTTCCTCGTATCTGGGGTCTCCCTGTTGTGGAAACACAGGCCATGGCGCAGAACAACTTCCTGACTGGTGCCTTCAACATGGCTGCGCAAATCTTCGACCGCATGGATATCGAAGTGCTGCTCTCCACTGAGAACGAAGATGACTTTATTAAAAACATGGTCACCATTCGTGCGGAAGAGCGTCTGGCGTTAGCGGTTTATCGCCCGGAAGCATTTGTCACCGGTACTGTAACCGCTTCTGGCGGCTGACAATTCAGGGCCGCTTAGCGGCCCTCTCTTTCTGAGGAGATAGTGATGGCCAGAAAAAATGTGGCTGAACCGTCTGTATCCGACGGTATAAATGCGGCGCCAGAACCCACAGAGTCCGGGACTATTCAGGTTCAGCCTGTCCGGCGTTTTATGGATGGCGACATTTTCAGGACGCCAGCTGATGATCCGTTTCATGTCTCTCGCTTACGTGCTGCCGAGCTCAAAGGTAACGGGCTGGTGACCATAGTTGGTGAAGTCCCTGATAACAAAATGAACCGCGCCCCCGAAACCAAAGGGTAATGGTTATGACGGTAATCAACACTGAAACAGCCATGGAACATCTCAGGCTGGATGATGAAATCGATAAAACGATGGTGGAGGGGTATCTTGCCGCTGCGGAGGATGCTGCCATGCAGTTTCTCAACCGACGCTTTTTCGCCGACCAGGCTGCTCTGGATAGTGCTGTTGAGAATGAAAGCGCTGGCGATCGTCCGCTTATCATCACGCCCTCCATTCAGAGCGCGGTTCTTCTTATCGTGGGCTGGTTGTATGAAAACCGCGGGGATGATCTGAGTACTGATATTCCAGGGCCCGCACGCTGGTTGCTGAATCCCTGGCGAATTCAAATGGGTGTTTAGCCGGAGGGGATGATGAAAATTGGACCAATGCGGCATCGGATCACCATCCGTAATTTTATTACTACACGAACACCGAGTGGTCAGCCAACAGAAGAGTGGTCTGACGGCGCCACTATCTGGGCAGAGGTTAAGGGAATCAGTGGGCGAGAGAGCCTGACAGCAGGAGCAGAAAGGGCGGATGCTACCATTCGTGTATGGGTTCGATATCGCAAAGATATTTCGGCATCATCGCGGCTTCTTGTACTGAATGGCCCCTACAAAGGAGTGACATTGAATGTCACCGGGCCTCCGGTGCCAGATAGCAAAGGTACCCGGCTGGAAATTCTCTGCAAACAGGGGACAGAAAAATGATTGATGTGAATCTGGATTTTTCCGGGCTGCAGGATATCACACGCGATCTGCAAACGCTCAGCAAGGCCGAAAATAATAAAGTTCTCCGGGAGTCGACCCGTGCTGGTGCCGAATTGCTCCGCGAGGAGGTGATTGATCGCGCTCCTGAGAAAACCGGGAAACTGAAGAAAAACGTTGTTGTCGTCACCCAGAAAAGCCGCCGTCGTGGTGAAATCTCATCGGGGGTGCATATTCGTGGCGTTAACCCCCGAACGGGGAACAGCGACAACACCATGAAGGCCAGCAACAAGCGGAATGCGTTTTACTGGCGCTTTGTGGAGCTGGGAACATCTACGGCGCCAGCACATCCGTTTGTTCGTCCTGCCTTTGATACCCGCATGGAAGAGGCTGCGCAGGTGGCGATGCAGCGGATGAATCAGGCTATCGATGAGGTGCTGGCTAAATGACAGAAGATGATCTCTATGGCCTGCTGTCGCCGCTGGCAGACGGGCGGGTTTATCCGTATGTGGTATCGCTGGGCAGCGACGGCCTTCCCGATGTTCCAGCGCCTTACATCATTTTCTCGATACCGACTGATGTTGCCGGGGATGTTTTCTGCGGCCAGGCAGAGTCGACACTGCGCATTCAGGTTGATGTATGGGCTGAAACGAATGACGAAGCCCGGGCGTTACGCCTGGATGCCCTGGCACGCCTGCAGGTGCTTTCCCCTGTCGAGGTGACCAAAATTCCTGGCTACGACACGACAACCCATCTTCATCGGGCAACCCTCGAAATAACGGTTATTGCCTGACAAAAACCAATCCAATCCTACCGCCGCTGGCGGTTTTTCATTTATGGAGGCTGCGATGTCAGCACTATTTGAACGTGCCCAAAAAACGGTAGTAATGATTACCTCTGTGCCGGTCACCGCGGCAGAGCTGGATACGGCAACCTGGTTAAACCTGAGTTGCACTATCAAACAGGCCAGCTTTACCGCTGGTCAGAAAAACGATATTGACGTGACAGCGCTGTGTTCAGATGAAACGGAAAATATCAACGGCCTTCCTGCTCCGTCTGAAATGTCACTTTCCGGTAACTTCTACCGCAACCCGGCGCAGGATGCACTTCGTGCAGCATACGATAACGACGGGGTTTATGGATTTAAGGTTATTTTCCCGTCTGGTAATGGATTCCTGATGCGCGCTGAGGTACGTCAGCACACCTGGGATTCTCAAACCAACGGTGTTGTTGCTGCAACGTTCTCGCTGCGTCTG